ATAAAAAACCTTATAAAGTTGTTTGAAGATAAGATTATAAAGATTCCCGATTACGATGAGTTGGTCAAGGAGCTTTATGACTTTAAGAGTAAACGCAATCCAATAACAGGTAACTTGCAGTTTTCAAATACAGAAGGAAAACACGATGATATGGTTATGAGCCTAGCTATTTGTGCTTATTGTGCAAAAGAAGAGCAAGATGGTGGCGTAACAATGTTTTTATGAGATTTAAGACCCATCTAGAACTCAGAAAGGCTAGTGATGAGGGTCGCTACGATGAGTACATTGAGAAATCAAGCTTAAAGACAAGACTTGAGATTATGGACTCAAGGAAAGATGTTTATCCACTAAGCAAGACTCCAGAACCTGACAGGGTTAAAAAGATGGGTGAGAAGTATAACCTCTACATCAACATTTTAAATATGAGCTTAGGTCAGTTCATTATGCTTGAGGCAGAGCTTAAATCAGATCAAACAAGAGATGACCTTGTAGCAAGACTAGTCATACGACCAAAAACCGAAAAAGACTATAGTAATGATAACCCTGAAGAGGAAGATAGAATATTAAATGAAATATTAGAAGAGGATGTAAGAGATATACATTCTGTAATATCATCAATGATGTTAAATAGAGATTTTATATTATTCACTAAATTTAACGGAGTCATTTACAATAAGGTTGAAGAAGAGGAAGAGGAGGAAGAAGAAGAGGAAGAAGACGAAAATAATGATCTTATAGATGATCAAGCGTTTAACGATCAATGGTTCTGGTATAGAATAGTTAGGCAACTAGCTAAAGAAGATATAACTAGATTTGATGAAATATATGAAATAAAGATGAGTGTTGCTATGGTAGAGCTTTCATTTTTATCTCAAAAAGCTATTTTAGAGAATGCTAGAGCGCGAGCTGAGGAATCTCGTCAAAGGGCAGCGATTAGACGTTAATTTGTAAATTAAAAAAACAGAGTATGAACAATTTGCTTCAATTTTATGACTCTACATCAGCATTTGCTGAAAGTCACCGTATGATTTCAGAGTTTGGCGTGTTAGGGTCAGAAGAAGAAATCGGTAGTGTTGAGTTTGATTATCGTAGTATGCAGCTAGTTGTTTCTAGCTCTAATATATCTCGCGAGCTAAACAGTCCAACTTTACGACTTAACTTCTCTCTCATTGTTATGGATAAAACTATTGCTTCTGATTCTAGGGCAAGACTCTTATCTACAGAAGAGAATATCTTTGTTATAGGTCAGTATCAAGACTATATGCTTCAACTAAATAACGATGTAGAGTTTGAAGATGTCGAAGTAGTAAGTATTAACGATTCAGAAGATTATGTTATTACAGTAGCTTACTGCGACTTTGGAGTAAACTTTTCTCGTAAAGGATATAATAATTCAATTGCACATCCAGTAGCTCCAATTCTAAACGGATTACCAACCTTTACAGGTACAGTAGAAGTCGGAGAAACACTTACGGCTACAGCAACAACTCTAAAGTATGGTATACCAATTCCAGAAACCACTTGGCAGTGGCAGTCGAGTCAAAATGGACTCGATCCCTGGGTTGATATTAGTGTAGGAACAAGCTCTACTTATACTATTGTTTCTCAAGATAGTGGAAGGTATTTAAGAGTAGTGCAAATAGAAACAAACACAGAGGGTACAGACACAGCTGCAAGTATGTCTACAGGACCAGTTGCTCCTTAAAAATATAAATTATGGCACGAAAGAAAAAATCAACCAAACCTCAAACACCCAAAACTGAAAAGGTAGTTTCTGAACCAAAGGTAAAGAAAGCCCCAGTTAAGAAAGTTGTAACTAAAAAGCAAGTAGTTAAGAAAGAGGTAGTTAAGAAATATCGTTGCATTGAATGTGGTGGCGATGTAGAAAATAAAAGATGTAAGCGTTGCGGTGGATCACTAGTTCGTGAACTATGACAGAGAAAGAGCAGCAGCAGCAGCAAATAGAAAAGTTAAGGCAATTAGTTATTAAAGAATTAAAAGTTGGAACTGTAAAAAAGCGTATGATCGCTACTCTAAAAAATAGAAATCAATATGCTTCAGGTAACTTACAAAGCGTTATACAAAATATGAGTTTTAATAAATCAGTAAAAATTACCAATACAAAATTTGAACCTGGACTTATTCTTTACAAAGCAACTGTTGAATTTAGGTTTAATTTTAATAATGCAGGCTATGCTAAGTTTCTTGATGAAGTAGATTATAGTGATATTCCTTATAAATCACGTGGAAAAGGTATAGAGAACCTTATGAAATGGATAGAACAAAAACCATTAAGGACTTGGAAAAACACAGCTGGAATATCTGATATAAGAGAATCAGAAGATAAAAGAAGAAGGCTTGCTTATGCCATTCGAAAGTCTCAAGACAAAAATAAAGGAGTTAAAAATAGAAGTAGATTTATAACATTTACAAGAAGTAATATAACTTCATCTATAAACAGAGCAACTAAAAGCTTTGTAGATTATTTGAGTGATAAACTGTATTCAGGAATTAAAAGTCAAATATTTTATAGGTAATGGCTTCAAACACTTCAAAACTAGCCCAAGAGGTATTAGATTATTCAAAACAGATTGCAAAACTCCGTATAGAGTTAGAAAAACTGAAGAAGGGAACTGTTGAGTATGAATTAGCCGAAAGGAAACTTATACAGACAGAGAAGAGTGCTAAGACAGCAAAAGAAAATCTTATAGCCTCTACAAATAAGCTAAACGCTACAAATAAGAGACATAAGAAATCTATTGATGATTCTAAAGGTGCGTTAGTTCAGTACAACAATACCACGAAAAAAACTACTAGCGGTCTAGCTAGTATGACAAGTAGTTTCTTAAAAACTATTGTAACAGTAGGAAAGTTCTTCTTAGCATACCAAGCTTTAAACCTTGTAATTTCTGCATTTAGAGAACTGGTTATCGGCTCAGTTAAAACTTTTGTTCAGTTTGAAGATACTCTTGGTAAGGTCCAGGCTGTAACAAGTTCTACTGCTGAAGATATGAATAACATATCTGAAGCTATTAAAACAACTGCTGTTGAGACTAGATTTACAGCTACAGAGATCGCAGGTCTTGCTGTTTCTCTTGGTAAGCTTGGAGCAACATCAGAAGAGATTCCAGATTTATTAAGACCTATTGCTACAGCAGCACAGGCCGTTGGAGGTGATATTGCTGTTGTTGGTGAGGCAATTCTAAAAACTAATAATCAATTTGGAATAGCTTCAAAAGATACGGCTGTCACTGCTGCTATTTTTGCAGATGCTATTAACACAAGTGCGCTCTCATTAAATTCTCTTGGCACTGCATTACAATACGTTGGTCCACTTGCATCACAAGTAGGTCTTACATTAGCTGATACATCAGCATTTATGAAGGTACTTGCTGATAATGGATTTACAGCATCAAAGATTGGTACAGGGTTACGTAACATATTTATTAAAATAAAGGAATCAGGAAAGCCTTTAATAGAAACTATTGAAGAATTAGCAGAAAAGAATATATCATTAGCAGAAGCTGTAGAACTTGTTGGAATCAGATCAGCAGGTCAATTTACAGTATTGTTAGATAATATAGATATACTTAAAGAGTCTGTGTCAGTTACAAACGCACTGACTCAAGCTCGTGTTGCTGAAGCTGCTCAAATGAAAACTACAGCGGCACAAGCTGATGTATTAAAGGCTGTATATGAGAATCTTCAATTAGAGGTCGGTACAGCAATAGCTGATAATGAGGCCTTATTAAAGGGTATTGGATTTTTAGACGAAAACTCAGAAATTCTTTTAAGAACTCAAAAAAATTTAAATGAGGTTTTTTCTAATACGGATGGTATTGAAAAATACAAGCAAGCAATAGATGATGTTATCAATGAATCAGTAACGCCTGCTATAGCAGCATTTAAATTACTTTCTGAAGCTGGAGTAGGTTCTTCTGATAATCTTGAAGAAGCTTATAAAAATCTTAGTAACACTTTAAAAATAACTAAAGACGAAGCTAAAAAATTATTGTTTGACTTAGGTGATTCAAGTGGAACTGCTGATGAACTTAAAGAAAGTCTTAGATCTTTGTTTGAAGATCAGGAATTAAATATAACTGAAGCTAATGCACAAGCAAGACTTTATTTGAAAACATTTGATGACTTAAAAACAGCTATAAAGGTTCAAAAAGGTGTAACAAAAGCAATAGATGATGATTCTGCCGCAGCTATAAAAAATAATAAGCAAAGAGATATAAGAAATAAATTAGATGAAAAATTTGCAAAAGATAGAAAAAAGATAGATGATCAGGAAGTTAAAGGTATACTACAAGCAAAAGAAAGAGAAGCGTTAACAAAAAAGATAATAAAAAATAGAGATGAAGAAAAAAAGGCATTAAAAAGGCTTGAAAATGCTCGTGATGGTATAATTAATAAACTTAAAGAAGGAGTAAGATTAGACGAAAAAAATAGAAAAAAATTAGAAGATGACCTAGAAAATACAAAGCTACAAATAGAACTTCAAGACTTTAAAGTTAAGGCGTTTGATATTGAACTAAAAAAAGCTAATGAGGTTAATTCTAAGTTTGAAAAAGCTTTTAAAGAGAGAAAAGACAATCAGATATTTCTTGCTAAACAATCAGTAAAGGGCTTTGATGATGATAAAAAGAATATTGAAAGAAGAATAAAATTATCAAAAGAAGAATATGATAAAGCTGTTGAAAACGCAGAAGCACTATTTAAGTTAGAGACTGAAGGGAAAACGGATGCTAAAGTAAAGGCAGAAGCTAGCAAAAAGTTTGATAAAGCTATTTTCGATGCTAGAAAAAAACAACAATCTGAATTAATTGCTCTTATAGATGAGACAACAGCCGCTTCTAATAGTGCAGGAGAGGCAAGGCAGAAGTTTGTTGAAGAGGCGGAAGATCAAGGATATGGAGAACCTCAAATAAGAATAATAAATTCTCTTTTTGAAAGGTTTGGAGATAATATTGATCTTGTAAAATTAGCTTTAGAGGATCTAAAAGGCAGTGTTGATGATAGTATTAGTGATAGTAGTGGTCTTGAAAAAGCACAGAGGGTAGTTGAAGATGTTACAATATCTATGGATTTGTATAAACAGAAATTAAGAGACTTACGTAAAGAATACAAGAACAACGAAAAATCAACAAAGGACTTTACAAAGGCGCAAGAAGATCTTAAAAATGAACAGATTGCTTCATTACAGGCTGTTTTAAAACAACTTGATACAACTACTGAAGCTGGGAAAGCAGTTGAGAAGATAATAGAAAAACAAATTAAAAGCGTAAAAAGATCTGTAGCGGAAGCTGAAGACTTTGGAGATTTAGTTAAAGACATCTTTAAAAATACAATTGTTGATGCTGCAAGCACTGCCCTTGATGCTATTGATGAATTTAATAAAGTTTCTTTTGAGAATACAATAAATAGTTTAAATGCTCAGAAAGATGCAGTTTCAGAAAGAGCATCATTTGAAGAAGATGTATTAAGATCTCAGCTTGAGTCTCAATTAATATCACAAGAGGAGTATTCTTCTAGGCTTGAGCAAATTAAAAAGAATGAAGTACAAAGATTAAATGCAGTAGAAAGAAAGATTTTCGATCAAGAAAATAAAAGAGATAGGCAACAAGCAACATCTGATTTCTTATTGTCTTTAGCTAGTATTGTTCCAAACCTTATAGTCACTGACAAACAAGCAAATCCTGTAAAAATAGGAATTATGTCAGCGATTACTGCTGCTTTAGCCTCTGTTGCTTATGGATCTCAGTTAAGTGCAATAAACAAAAGACAATTCATACCAAAGACATTTGCTGAGGGTGGTGTTGTTGAAGGGCCATCTCACCAGGAGGGAGGCGTTCCGTTCACAGTAAGAGGTCAGTCTGGATATGAAATGGAAGGTGGTGAATACATCATCAATAAAAAGTCTGCAATTAAGTACAAGAGTTTACTTGATGAGATTAACAATACCAGGAAAACTCCTAAATATAAATTTGCTACTGGTGGTGTTGTCGGAAGAATCGACAATAACGAAAGCAAAAAGGTTGAACTTCTTGAGGCTATAGCTCAAGCAACAACTGATACAGTAATAAATACAGGTAGACCTGTTAAAGCATTCGTATCTTCAAGCGAATTAAATAATGATAGTAACGCACGTAGAATTAAAGAAAGAAACGCAAACATATAATGGCTATATATTTTTATTCATTTAACTCTTATCCTAATGGTGATACTAGCCTTGAGGGTAGTATTGATGGCTATACTCAGTCTTCTAGTGGTGTTATCACAATAACAACAGGTGCAACTTTTTCGCCAGTTCTTGACGTATCTCTTCCAAATCACGTTGCTGCTGGAGATGTGATTAAAATTTTTGATAATAGTGATACCTCAAATTTTATTTATGCTATAATTACAAGTATAAATTCTACTTTGAATAATAACCACGAAATATCTATTTCATATGACTATAATATTTATAATGATAATTTAGCGAATATGGATGAATTCATTATATATGCAAAAGCAGTATTTCCTGCTGGTCAACCAAATAATAAGTATATAACATCAACACAAAACGTATCATCTTCTTATAGAATAAACGCACGTGTAGAAACGGCAGCATATTCTGAACAATATATAAGGTATAATATAAAAAAGTATTACGATGTAATTCTTGATAACACACGTAGAAGTTTCTTTGAGAGTTTTAGCAACATAGCAACATCTATTGATGTTATTATGGTTGATGATTGTTCTAGTCCAAATGGATTAGCATATAAAGTATATATGCCTGAATCAAACTTTCAACTGTTAAACAATAAGTTTCGTAAGAGTGTAACCCTTAGAATTGTAGCCTAATGAGCTATCGTGTAGAGATTGGTGGGAATAATATTGATCTATTTCCTGAACAGGAGATTAAAATATCATTGGACTATTATGACAATGAAGATCCTTCTCGTATAAAGATTCCATTTTCTTTTGAAGATAAGTTTCCATACACCCCTGGTAACAAGAATGTTTTGCAGTATAATGCTTCTTCTTCTTTAGATGTTGGAACTAGGTCAAAGCAAAACTACACTGTATACAATGGTACATCAATCATATCAAGTGGTAAGGCTAGTATAGTATCTGTTGTTGTAAATAGTTCAGAACCTTATTTTAATATACTTTTTACAGATAGGGCAGCAAGTTTTGCATCTGAATTGAAAGATGTAACTTTTAATCAAATATATAATGATACCTTTTCCACAACTGTTAGAACACTTAAAACATATCTTGACTCTAATTCAGACTACAATCAAAGGGATATTGAAATACCGTTTATTGATGTTGACAATATTCAAAAAGCTTCTGGTTTCGAAGAGAGACAACTAACAACTTGGGGTATAGATGGAAAGAAGTTTGGATTGTTTCCTTCACTACGTGTAGTAAATTTTTTACATAGAGTATTTGCTTATCTTGGTTTTACTTACACGTCTCAATTTATAAGTGGAACAGGAACTTGGGCAGCAGAAGATTTATATATGTTGTATCCATCATTTTTATCAAATGACGAGGCGGGGGAAAGAGATGCATTTCTATTTCCGTATCCTTACAATGTACCAATTAATCAAGATCAAGAGCTTGATGAGGTATCTCTTGTTGATTCAAATGGTCAAACTCGTATATTCTCAAAAAATAAGATTACAAATTATTTTCTTACTGAAGCGGAAACATACGAGCCACACGGACCAACAAATTACGCATTCCCAGCCGCTGAAATAAAGTACGATTACGGATTTCAATATAGAACATCTACTGGTGTTGCTGACTTTGGTTCTGAAAATATAGGATATATAGCTTATGGAAGTGCTTTTGATGCAAAGGTTGATTGGAGTGGTGGAGGATCGGTTACAATTTCAGGACTTAAAACAGCTATCGTAAGTTCAGAATACGAGTATTCAAATACTTTATTACCTGTTGCTGTAGACATAACAGACATAGATGATGCAAAGTTTACACCATACATATATATATTTGGTGGTTACACTGGTATTGATGCAATATCATTTAAGATTCCAATGAGGGATGCTAGTGGTAATATA